CGAGCCCTGCCTGTACGGCTGGAAGCCCGGCGCGAACCACTACTTCATCAACGACCGCAGCCAGACCACCGTCATTGACGATGCAAAGCCGGACGATCTGCGGCACATGAAGAAGGATCAGCTGCTGGACTGGGCCATCAAGGCGCAGGCGCTGCTGACCCAGAAGCCCAGCAGCGTGATCCGCTGCGACAAGCCGCCCCGCAACGCAGAGCACCCTACCATGAAGCCAGTGGTGCTGTGCGGTAGGCTGATCAAGAACAGCTCCCTGCCCGGCCAGACCGTGCTGGACCTGTTCGGCGGCAGCGGTTCTACGCTGATCGCCTGCGAGCAGCTGAGCAGGAAGTGCTACACCATGGAGTATGACCCGCGCTATGTGGACGTGATCGTCCAGCGCTGGGAGGACTTCACCGGTGAAAAGGCCGTCCGCCTGAAGTAACCATTCCCCGCCGGGGCAGGTTTTTACTCCTTTCCCGCCCCGGCATTTTTCATAGCCAAAACGGCACGCACACGGGTCATCCTCCGCCCGCAGGGCTCTGGAAGCAGAGCCGGTGCGTGCCGTTTTCTCATACGGAGGTGAAACCTTGGCACGAGAATCCCAAATCAGCAAGTGGAACAGCCCCAGCGGGCTGCTGCGATTGCAGCGGCTGGCGATGCACGGTCTGACGCAGGCAGAGATCTGCGAACAGATTGGCGTGCCGGTGCGCACCTTCCGGCGCTGGTGCACGCAGGACCCGCGCATCAAGCAGGCCCTCAGCGTAGGCGCGGAGGCGGCACTGGCCAGCGTGGAGAACGCCCTGTTCAAAAAGGCCCAGAGCGGCGATCTGGGCGCGATGTGCTTCTTTTTGAAAAACCGAGATCCGGAGCATTGGAGTGAACACCCGGAGCTGAGAGGCTACGACGGAAAGGTGGTGTTTGTGGATGACATACCAAAGACGGCAGCCCCCAAACCTGCTGAAGCAGCAGCTGAAACTAAGCAGCCTGATCATCCCTGAATACTACGCCGCCCACACCGCCATCTGGTCGGGTGAGTACAACGAGTATCTGGGCGACGGAGGGCGCG